GTAAGAACCTAGACAACAAAACCCGTGGTAATGTGAAATTCTTCACTCAAATCAAGCCTTTAGAGTCTCTGAAAGACAAGGTTGAGGCCCGTGGGAAGAAGTTCGATCAGATTGGGGACATCGTTCGTGGTGCTCTCCTGTTCGATACCAAGGAGCAAGCAGACGAGTTCGTGGCCAAGTTCGTCCGTAGAAACCGGGATATGGTCAAGGACGTGGATGAGAAGGAAAAGGGGCTGGACAAGGACTATGGCTATTATGGTTCACACCATCTGGATCTTCAGATTGATGGCCTGACAGTTGAACTTCAGCTAATGACCAAGAAGCTGTGGACCTACAAACATGCTGCCCACGACATCTATACCCAGAACAGATCCAAGGAAGGCCCCCTGTCCAAGCAGGACAGCTATTCCTCTAAGAAGCTGTTTTCATTGGGTAATCGTGGAAGAAGACTGAAAGAAGAACTGGAAGATCTGCCGATGTTTGAAGGCTGGGACCAGTTTGAAGAAGTGGATTTATCTGCCGATTTTGATTGACACGACTCTGGGTGTATGCTATGTATAACGTTGGAGTAAAGAGTATGTTATTACATGACGGTCTAACGTATGAAGTGAGCATCACCGATGCCGGTGTGATCAGCTTCGGTGCCATTCATGGTGCCACTAAAAAGGGTAGGTTGCAGAAGCATCTCCTGTATGAGGATGAGCCGGTGTTGACCGATGTCAACCTGACCAGCAATCCTCTCAAGCTGTTCAACGATGTTGGTAAGATCGTGATTGATTGGGTTTGGAGTAACAAGCCCCATACCTTCTCGTTCAGCAGTTCGACTGACCGTAAGGTCAATGTCTACCGGTACCTTGCCGTGAAGCTTCTCAAGAAGCTGCCGGGTTACACAATGTCGGAATACCCGGTTGGTACGTTCCGGTTCTACAGGAAGATGTAATGTCAGAAGTAGCAACGAAGCCAAATTCGTTCTATATGATCGTAGGCTTGCCATTCAGTGACAAGTCGAAATTCTGCAATGCTTTGGTAGACACATATACCAGAGAGGGAAGACCAGTTATCGTGTCTGATAATTTTCAGGCTCTCCGTCTTGGTGGCATGATGAATATCGACATCATCCACAATGCAGGCAACGAAAATCCATTAACACGGAAAGCTGCACTGGCTCTTGTGCCAGACAGATATGCCAAGATCTGCCTGTTCATGATTCCCCCCGATGGGAAGGAACTGGAGAACTGGAAAGATAAGGTCCGGTCTGATATCATTGAGGATCATATGATCCAACTCATACTGAAGAACCATAAAAGACCAGATCTTGCAGAAGGGTACGAGGCCGTTCTGGATGTATCACATCATGGGGAAGTGAATAAGCAATGAAGAGATATAATATCAATGCCGGTGCTCGTTGTCTCGTATTCGAGATCTCAGCAAAGAAGCTGCATATCTTCACAGCCAGCTTCAATGAACCATCAACAATAAACGAATCAGACTTGCTGGACAGCCCGGTAAGACGACAGCTTGGTACCTCACTGGATATTGAAGATGCCCGGTTTGGTATCGTCAACGAATTTTCTAAATACGGGTTCTACACCTTTCAGAGGTGGAAGGACAGTGACTCAACAGATCCCGACAAGAGGACGGTCATAGCCCTATGGGAAGAAGATATAAAGGTGGACACCTAGTGAGTGGACCCAATACAGAATCACAACCATTAAATAGCATTGAGGATCTGAGAAAACTAGCCGAGATACCGATTGAGAATGTAATGAAGGGGGCAATGGTCTACGGTGCAAATTCACCATACGGCTTGCTGATGACAGAGGTGGAAACGTTTCTCTCAGCCAACCTCTCACCAATCATCCTCTACCACAAAGCAGATGATGAGGCTCTGGTGACTTCTCAGGAATACATAAACAGGAAGTTCCATTGACGTTCGTAGAGACATATTTCAAGTACAGATCCCGGTATGGTGGTTCCACACTGGGTGAGGCATTCTGTAATATGTTCTTCACTGGTCCCTACCTGCACCAGCATCAACAACAGATTTTTGACGAGAAGGATGACTTCAGGGCCAAAGATCTGATCCAGAAAAACTACAATGACTTGAACCGTTCGTTCGATGGAGCTATCTATGACGAAACCCATAAAACATAAACACCTAGCAATACAGGCATGGGTCAAGAACCCACCCCGTCTCCCGGACAAGATGTATCTGTCCGAGTGGGCAAAGAACCTGATCAATGATATCGACATGAAGCTCCTTGGTGGTCCCTACATTGAGTACGTGGACACCCCCGGCAATGTTGGTCTCACCATGGTCTGTATGATTGAGACTTCCCATATTGCAATGCACATCTGGGATGAGAAGAACGAGATCCAGTTCGATGTATATTCATGTGCAGACTTCGATCCGAAGGCTGTGCTGGACCACCTGAGTGTTTTCCAGCCTTATGAATATGACTATATGTTCTGGGACCGTGAAGATGGGTTCAAACTGATTGATGAAGGACATTGGGAGAAGACCGATGCAGATTCTTGAATATGACTACAAGCAACGTGCTTATGATGGCAAGTGGGAAATCCTTGGCAAGATCCAAGACAGGGATAATGCATACTCCTACAAGACCGACTCAGGCCAGAGGATCACCATGATCCCCGAGAAGTGGGTGACGGTGAGTGTGGTGGATCTTTTGGGAGACTGGACAGATGCTTAACAAGTTGAAAAAGGGTGATGTCCGGATCATCAAGACGGTCCTTGGTGAAGAGGTCATCGGTAAGATCCACGAGGTCCGTGGTGATGGTACTGTTGTCCTTGACAAGGTTGGTGCCATGGCATGGGTCCAGAAGGGCAACGACACCGAGCTTATAATCATTCCCTATATGCCATGGACAACCGGTGACGAGTTCGAGTTCCCCAAGCATTCATACATCCACGTGCTGGAGCCGGTTGACAAGATCCGTCTTTCCTACCAGTCCAAGTTCTCTGGAATTATCACCCCTCCCCAGAGTGATACCATAAAGATGCCATTCATTAGTGGTTGACAACTCGTCAATCTTTTGGTATGTTGTGAGCTTATGATAAAAAGCAAATTCTACACAAACGTCAACCAAAGCTCCGGTAAGATCCTTTACCGGGGCCTTGTTGTTATGGACGATGGCACTGTCCACCGGATGGTGGAGCAGCTTGATTACAAGCCACGGCTATGGCTCAAGACGGACAAGGAAACAGAGTGGAAGACCATCAAGGGAACCAGTCTGGCACCCATAGAATTCGACAGCATCTGGGACTGCCGTAAGTTCATCAAGGAGCACGAGCAGTCTGGTGTTGAGATCTTTGGCAACCAGAGATTCCAGTATACCTTCATCCACGATAAAAATCCCGATGGCATCAAGGAATGGATGTTCGAGCTTCTCCGGATCTGGAACATCGACATTGAGGTTGCATCCGACAGAGGGTTCCCTGAGCCTGAGCTTGCTGATCAGGAAGTCAATGCCATCACCCTAGATGACATGAACACTGGCAAGACGATCACGTGGGGATATGACAAGTACAAGACCATCCAGAAATACGAGTCTGAAGATCCTGAAGTGACCTTCATCGAATGCAAGGATGAGATCGAACTGCTTACCAGTTTCTTTGACTACTGGGTCCAGAACTATCCTGACATCGTGACTGGCTGGAACGTCAAGAAATTCGACATCATGTACATCTACAACCGGATAGTCCGTCTGTTCGGTGAAGAGAAGGCCAACAAGCTTTCCCCATGGGGTAGTGTCTGGGTCCGTAGACGGTTCAATCCTGACTTCAACAAGGAAGAGGTCACCATTGATCTGACCGGGATCTCCCAGATCGATTACATGGAAGCCTACAAGAAGTTTGCTCCTAACGGTAAGTCACAGGAGTCCTATACCCTTGGCCATATCGGTACAGTCGAGCTTGGCATGGATAAACTGGACTACACCGAAGAGGGATCCCTCCATGGTCTGTACAAGACAGATTTCCAGAAGTACATAGACTATAACATTCGAGACACCCGGATCGTCCGTGGTCTGGAAGAGAAGCTGAAGCTGCTTGAGCTTGTGGTCACCCTTGCCTATTCGGCCATGGTGAACTACGATGATGTGTTCATGCAGGTCCGGATGTGGGACTCGATCACCACCAAGGATCTGGCAGACAAGAAGATCGTGGTTCCTCCATTGGTGGAGCACGAGAAGAAGGAAAAGTACCAAGGTGCCTATGTGATGGAGCCTATGGTGGGCAAGCACAAGTGGCCTGTGGGCTGGGACTTGGACTCACTGTATCCTCACCTGATCATGATGTTCAATATCTCTCCTGAGATGATCGTGGAGCCTTCCCAGTACAATGAAGAGATGAGGAAGTTCGTTTCCGAGAATGACATCTCTGTTGAATCCATGCTTGCCGGGAAGCTGGATCTGTCCATACTTGACAAGTACGGGATGACACTGGCACCCAATGGTCACTTCTTCCTGACCCGTAAGGAAGGGTTCTTGCCTGAGATCATGAGACGGCTTTACGATGATCGTAAGGAATACAAGAACAAGATGATCGAAGAGAAGAAGATCATCGAAGAGTTGAAGCACTCTGGCAACAACGATCCTGAGAAGGAGAAGGTTCACTATAACCTTGCTGCCCGGTACGAGAACACCCAGCTTGCCAAGAAGGTGACCCTGAACTCTGCCTATGGTGCCATGGGTAACCAGTACTTCAGGTTCTTTGATGTTCGGGTTGCATCGGCCATCACTCTGGCTGGACAGCTTGTCATCAAGTGGGTGATCAAGGACATCAATGATTTCCTGAACCGTGCTCTCAAGACTGAAAACCGGAACTACATTCTGGCTGCTGATACAGACTCCATGTACATCAAGCTGGAGGAACTGGTCAACCAGTACAGGGCCAAGGTCAATCCGGATGCTACTGATGCCGAGGTGGTGGATGTCATCGACAACTACTGCAAGGAAGTTCTCTCCAAGAAGATTGCCGAGTCCTTTGACAGGCTGTCCCAGTATGTGAGACCGTTCCGTAATGCCATGCATATGAAACGGGAGAAGATCTGTGACGTGGCTATCTGGACAGCCAAGAAGAGATATATCCTGTCCGTGTGGGATAACGAAGGTGTGAGATATGACTCTCCCAAGATCTCCATCTCTGGTCTGGAAGCCATCAAGTCATCCACCCCTGCCCATTGCCGGGACATGATTAAGAAGGGAATCGAGATTATCATCCGGGGAACCAATGAGGATCTCTATCACTTCATTGAGGACTATCGTGATATATTCCATGAGATACCACTGGACGAGATCGGTAAGCCAACCAGTGTGAAGGGGATCGAAAAATATATTGACCCGGAGATCCGGTTCAAGAAGGGAACCCCGAAGCACTCCAAGGCAGCTATTGTCTTCAACCAGTATCTGGAAGCCAAGGGCCTCACCAAGAAATATGAGACCATCAAGCCCGGTGAGAAAATGAAGTGGGTGGCTCTGAAGAAACCCAATCCGTTGGATGCCGACACCATGGGGTTCAAGACAATCCTTCCCCCTGAGTTCGAACTGGACGAGTTCATTGATTATCGTGAGCAGTTCCAGAAAGCATTCGTTGAACCAATGAATATTGTTCTACAGTCCATAGGTTGGACCAATGAGCTATACAGCAATATTGATGACCTGTTGGAGTAAGACATGGAAAATCTATGGTACACCGAGAAGATCGTGATGTTGGCCATCATTGCTGCCTGTTTTTCCGTGGCCTATTTTATTGACTGGAGGAAGTGATGTATAGTGCAAAAAGTGCCAGATTGAATGAAACTATGAAAAATCTCATCGATGCTGGTATGTTAACTAGACCCCAAATAGAAAAGAATTATTCATATTGGCTGAAAAAAGTACAAGAAGCAGAAGAACATCTGATGCAATTCAAGCTTGCATTAATATATTGGGAAGAGGCTAATGATGATGGGTAAGAGATCTGATTTTGAAAGAGTGGAGAAGGACTTCTATCCAACACCCTATGAGGCTGTGCTTCCACTGATCCCATATCTGCATTACCGGACATATGTGGAGCCGTGTGCTGGTGATGGGGCCTTGATTGATCATCTG